TCCCAGATATTATAATAGAAGATAGGAATCTTTTGTCTTATCTCATGTTCCATATGGAATAACCAATCCCAAAATCTTGGGTCTGTATAAATCATGATAGCATCTGGTTGTTCATGTTTCATCAACTCTCGTATGACATCTTGGTTACCATAACCATTGAAAGGTAATATTTTCAAATAAGGGTCTTCTACATCTGGACGAATATCTTTTTTAACTTGTTCAGATAAGTCAACCACCTTACCTTGTTCTGGATGTTCAATCGCTGCTCCAACTTGAAACCAATCATATTTGTGTATCGTACCAAACACAATTTCTTTTGACATTGTTCCTACTCCAGATGATAGTCTCAAGTCATCTGATAGTAAAAGAATCTTCTTTTTAGCCATTTAAAACCTCTTGATTTGGTAAGTCTTGTAGAGGAAAATACTTGTTTAGTATCTCCAATTTGTCTTCATATTCTGCCATAATCTCAAGTTCTTTTTCAATTGAGTCCATAATGTCTGGATGTTCTGCTACTCCCACTGCATTCTCTAATAGATTCTCCACATTTACTTTATGTTTCTGTATATGTGCCTCAAAGTGTAAACGACTTGCTTTTATCAAATCTTCTCTCATAGAAATCATAAGTTACTCCCACTAATTGTTAACGATACCTCTTCATCTATCTGTTGTCTAAAACCCTCATCTGTTACATATTTGAACAATGAACGATTGACAACCTTTTGTAGTGTTTGGTCATTTCTCAGTGCTTCGTACTTGAACTCTTTATACAAGTCTCTCAAAACCTTTACTGATGTTAAGTGTAATTTATTCATAAACCATTCTCCATAAATACATATATAAATATATGAAACTATGATATAACGATGGTTTTTTTTCCGTATTTCTCGGCTCTTTTTAGTGTATCCCTCGTACCATTTGACTTTACACCTTCTGGAATAAACCCAACAACCATATCTGAATACTTTGCTATGTGGTCATTTCGTATACCATAATGTCCTACACTATATGCTGCTCCATAAAATTTTCTTGGTAAGGCACAATGTATGTTGTATTTGTAATGTGCTGGAGCAAACTCTTTATAATCTATCTCATATTCTAATGCTATCTTTTTTGCAATCCCATCTGCTCCGTTTACTTGTCCACCAGAAACTATCTCAAGTCTCTCTCCGAACTTTTTCTTAAGAGTTAATACAAACTCTTTTATCTTTGTTCTATTTGAATATTCTCTACTTCCTACGATTGCTATTTTCATTCTTTCCCTTTTTAAAACTATAACTATCTCTTGTTACATATATGAACTTAGTTAACCCTTGTAGAAAAAACAAACCACTAATGATATCGTCTACATTTTCTACCCTTTTACTAAATCTTGCTTTAGTAGATATAAACTCTTCAGTATCCATATCAAACCATATTGGTCTATTATCCATCTCTTCATCTTTTACTATTGAAGTTCCTATCTTTTCAAGAACTTTTTCATTATCCTTTACAAATTTCATCACTTTTTTTTCTGTTGTCTTCCGAGATACGAAAGTAAAAAACAATCTGTTAGTAACTTCTTCTGTTAAATTTGAAAGTATTTGTAATACAATCTTTTCATTTTTACCAATCACTAAATCAAGAGGTATCTTACAATTATTTCTACCATAAAACTTCATCATTTCACTCCATCTTTACACAACTCTTTGTTGTCTTTAAACTCACACCACCTACATGCTTTCTTAGATGGATTTGTCTCGTAATCTTTAACTACATACTCACCATTTTTATCAAAGGCATTATCAACAAAATTTTCTATAGAGGTTCTAACCCTTTTACGAGTAACAGTGCCAGATGCTGGTACAATCTTCTGAACTCTTTTCTGTGGAAATGCTGACGATTCAAATAGTCTTCTTTTTAATATCATAAACTCCACATCAATATTATCTACTGGAACATTGTATTGTTTAGCATAATACTCTTTGTAAATTATAAGTTGTGATGTTTTTAGTGGGTCATTTTTCTGATATTTATTCCACCCATTTGTGGATGTCTTCAAATCTATAATTTTATATTGATTGTGAATGGTATCTCTAATAACTAAATCAATATAACCTTTCATATAGATACCATTTTTGATTTCATAATTTATTGGTGTTTCTATACCAACTAACTCAAATCCTCTGTTTGAAAAATATTCTCTTCTATGATTTTTTACCCAATCAATTATGTCCAGACCATCGTAGTAAAATTCTTTCATCTGTTTTTGGTCTGTAAAATGTTCAAAGTTTTCATCTTCCATAAGGTTTGACATTATTGCTTGCATCCTATCTCTCAGTAAGAGGTCAAGGTCAAGTCCATCTGCTTCTGATACACTTTTGTTATACAAGACATGAAGATAAACTTGAATGACTTCATGCATCGCCGTACCAAATAGAGTGTGAATTGAGTCTGTAAAAACCCTATGTTTATCAATGTAGTTTAGTTTCCACCTATGATTACACTGCTCATACATACTATATTGAGAATAAGAGATTGAATTTTTCTTGTTACTCTCGTCTATTGTTAAATCTGTAAAATCTTTTATTTTAGAAGAAGTCATGTTTACTCACTATTTCTGCTTTTTTTCTTTGTGTTGGTTTAAATTGTAAATCCACTTCGGATTTAACTTTATCTAATAACTCTTGGTCAAAACCTTCTGGAATAAAATAAGATGGATAAGGTGATTCAATATTATCTTTGACTCCCTTATATATCATCCATCTACGAATATACTGCCATACTCCATTTAATCCCATATTAGGTTGTACTTGTTCTGTTATTTCTGCTTTTGTTTTGTAACCATTCATAACACAATACAACCAGTTATATCCATCTTTAGGTGTATGTTTTCTTTCTGCTGTAATCAATTCTTCCATTCTATTCACCAAGTTACCCTTAAATATACTATTAAAATCAGGTAACTTCCAAGAGAAATCTTTATTTTCTTTTGATATTAATTTGAGTTTTTCTTGAAACTCTTCTTTCGTCTTAAATAAATATGGATAGTTATCACCAACAATCTTTTTTATATTAGATTGTTCATAGATTAACACTGGTTTACCCAACCTCATACCATCTTGTATTGCTAAATTCCAAGTAGCATAATTATCAACGAAACAAATTGATGCTTCTGTATTCTCTAATAAGTATCTGTATTGTCCAGAGTTTAGTTTTGTGGATTCTCCCACATATGGTTTTGGTGCATTATAATCAGTACACCAAACTTGGTATTCATCTTCAAGTCCTTCCATATATTCTATCATCCGATTAAATCCAGTAGACTTTGCCCATCTGTGATTAAACACTAATACTTTTTTATCTGTTGGTATATCAACTGGTATTGGTTCTGGTAACACTTCAGATGCTAAAGGAAATGTCAATGTCTTTTCTTTGACATAATCTAAGTTTATACTTGTTGATTTTTCTTTCTTGAAGTTTTCTTTTAACCAATCATTAGCAATTTCAGTATGGAAGAAAGCATTATCCGCTTGGTCTATACCCTCTAATTGTCTCATGAAAGAATCTGGTATCGCAGTACTTGCTCTTGATTGTGGACAATCTACCCAATGAAAAAATAAGAACCGATTCAGAACTTGACCATATCTCTTATCGTTTAATGCCACGAATATGTTATACAACATTTCTGGTTGATGACAGAAAACAAAGTCAATGTCTTGTGTCTTGAAATCCAATAACCTCTTGAACCTTGAACCATAGAAATGACTTCTGTTGGACAGAGCATCTCTGTGATATGGATAATGTAGTAGTGTTACATTCTTTCTGTTATCTACTACATCATGTTTTTCTGGCATTACAATATAGTGATGACACATAGGTAAAAAAGAAATTGTTTTTTCTACCACCTTGTAATTAGAATCAAATTCACTCTGAAATCTTCCAGTGGTGTCGTACCTAACTGGATTCAAATAGTGTAATATTCTCAACCCATACAATGGACTATCTATCATTCCCAACCCCAAAGTATTCTAATATTCCCCAGACAACGGCAATACTGACTACAAAAAATAATATATAACTCATTTCATAACCCTCTTAAGTTCTTTTTCGTCAACTCCATATGTCTTAACAATATTAACTAAAGACTCCATTCCCTTCTCATCTTTACTTAAGATATCAATATAGTCTTTTGCTTCTACACTACTAACCTCATAATATTGTCTAACATAATCAACCAACTTATCATTGTACTTTTTGTTTGCCTTACCCTTTACCCACTTTAGATAAACCTTACCTTGTGGAATAAATTCTTCATAAACATGATATACCTCTTTTGGTCTTAGTAAACCAATGGTATACTTCTGTAATGAATTAACAAAGTCAATCCAATTCATGTTCATAGAAAGATAACGATTAACAAGATAAGTACTGAATGATTTTTCTTCAGACTCAGATAGACTTTCCCAATAACCTTTAGATACTTTCTTTTCTGTAATCTGTTTTATATGGTCAAATAGAGTTTTTGGTTTCATCTACGCCTCTCTTGGCATAAACTCTTTATTAACATGACCACATTTATTACACCCAAATACTTGAACTGGTGCTATAATCTCTTGTCCATTTGGACTCATTATTGCACTAACTTTCTTTATCATAAATACTGGGATAAATACATCATGTCCACACTCATCACACTTGACATCGTCTGCTTGACTTATATCAACATTGACTTGTTGTGGTAATGGTTGTTGTGGTTTCGTACTCATTTTATTTCTCCTAAGATTTTAACAATCATTGACATTACATTTATTTCCTTATCAACAACAGATGTATCCATATACTGATGTTCTGCTATTATCAATATAACTCCTGCTTTGTGTCCCTCTGCATAAGAATCAAGTTCATCATACAATAACTTATACAAGTCTGTGTAATCTCTGACCTTAGCATCAGCAAGTAACTTACGGATAGAATTGAAAGCAGTCTTCATATCGTCTTTTTGAAGATGTTCAAGTAGTTTCAACTTGTAATCATTTTCAATAACAGACTTTTCATCTATATCCAGAACTCCATCAATGACTTGTCTTTGTGCAGAATTGATAACCCTACGAATATCTGGATAACCAGAATCAATAAGTATCTTAATCTTGTCTACATCATACTTGATATTTTCCATACCAAGGATTGAAGACACTTGTCTTGCCACATCTGCTTTAGATGGTGGTGTAACACCGAAGACTTGACATCTACTTTGGATAGGGTCAATAATCTTTTCTACATAATTACAAGTCAAGATGAACCGAGTATGTCTTGAGAATGTCTCCATCAAGTTTCTTAATGCTGCTTGTGCGTTAGGTGTCAAGAAATCACACTCATCTAATATGATGACTTTGATTGGTTTGAATCCAACGGAAGAAGCAAAGTCTTTGATTTTGTTTCTCATAACATCAACACTATTCTCATCAGAAGCATTGATATACATATGGTCACATTCTATGTTCTTAACAATCAACTTTGCAAGAGTAGTCTTACCAGTTCCTGCGTTACCGAATAAGAGTAGATGAGGAACATCTCCCTCTTTGAGATATCTACTTACTTTTTTCTTTAGATTCTCATTTCCGACATAACTATCCAGATTTTTTGGTCTGTACTTCTCAACCCAAAGTGAATTTTCTTTTGGTGTTCCGAACATTAATTAGCCTCATCTACTGCTACGAAATAGTAATCAGAAGTATATTCTCCATCAACGAAACTAACATGAGCAAGTCCATTACTTGACACTTTCATTGTTGATGTTTTTGCACCTCTGTTTGCTTTCAACACTTCATTAAATAAACCAGATGAAAAAGAGACTTTTCCAATATCGGAATACTCTTTTGTATCAATAGTAAATTTAACTTGGTTAGAAGCAACACTTGTGTAACCAATGATTAAAGTTGCGACACCATCTTTACAATCAATAGTAAAGGTAGTAACATCAGGTAATGCTGATTTACCTTTTGTGAAACGAGTGGTGAACTCTGAATCAAGATTAACCTCTACCTCAAACTCTGGTAATTGTTTCAAAGGTGGTGGTGATGGTATAACAGATAAGTCACTACACATATAAGTAACCTTACTCTTCTTATCTTGTGCATGGATACTGAAAACCTTATCATCTGCTTTACTATGGTCAAGGTCTAAGTCTGTATCAAGAACATCTAACAACTTCTTAAATTGAGATGTAGTATACAATCCAAACTCAAGTTTCTCAAATGGAAACTTAGAAAGACTAACTTCACCTAACATAGAACGATTCTCAGATATGAACTTAGTCTTTACACCAGTACCATCAGTTTCCCATTTTACAGACTCAATATTACCACCGAGATGATATTTGTCTATAAACTTTGTAATAACCGATTTATTCATTTATAACTCCTATAGTTAGAAATCAAAGAACTTTGATGCATTTGCAAATGTTGCGTCGGGTACTTGACCCCAACCAAGTGCAGAATAAAAGTCCTCTAATTTGTTTTTTAAGTCTGACACGAAAATCTTTTCGTAGTCAATGTTTTCTTCTATGAAATCAAGTATCTCTTTTGGGTCATCTTCATCACCTTTAAGAGCACAAGTTTCAATACCAAATTTGTTTTCTTTCAACCATACCCACTTTAGTTTGTCTCCATCGTGTAATGGTGAAATGTTTTTATGTCCAAAATACTTCAGTAAGTCATTGTATCTTGCTGCTGCTTTTACATGAGCAGGTGTACCAAGTGCCATCTCAGTAAAAAGACCTGTCTTATACTTAGTAGTATATTTCTTCAATCCTTTAACACCACCTCGCTTTGCTATATCAATGATATTAGATTTACTAAGATTCTTTCTGAAATTAACCACATCTTGGTCTATCTGATTTCTATCTTTCAACTCTAAAATATCTTTCAACATTCCTTTCATAAAGTTTTTGAATGTCGGTGGAAAGTTAGAACGGACAACATCTAAACCTTTAACCTCAAGTTCATCACAATCAACACCATTGTTATTTATAATCCATTGAGCATATCTTTTCTTTGCTACCCATATACCAGACTTTGCAATAACCTCTTGTTTGATATCAAACCGATGGTCTGTAACATTTAAGAACCTTTTTGCAAACATATCATATGAACTATTCATAAAGTCTTGTACTTCTTTTGATATAACCAAAATTTCCTTTGACATTAACTCGTCATTGTTTTCGTCTATTGATGGATTTCTCTTCTTTACGATTGGTAAAGCAGAATAAAAAACTGAATCTGTATCTATATATATACAGAAGTCATCCGAAACACCCAATTCTTTTTGATAATAAAAATTACCCATCTTCTCTGTATACTTAATCAATGATTGTCCAGTCAAAGTAACTGCTTCTGCGTTGTCTGAATCATAGAATCTAAATGTCGGTAAACCCAAAACACCATACAAAGAATTTAATAATACCTTTTGTACATATTGTCTTGCTTTGAAGTATTGATGTTTCTCTTTATCACCAGAGTTACCATACTTCTTTTCAAGTTTTCTGAACTCAACTCTTTCTTGAAACCATTTGTCAAGTATAGCAGGTATCAAACCATTGTCATCAGTTCTATACAAACAACCATTTGATGCGATTGTAAACTTTGATTCTTCAAGAAACTCATTTAGTCTATCTTTAGTAAGAGATAATTTTTCTCCCTCAAAGTTTACATCGTATGTAATGTCTTTTGATTTATTAAGATAATCTTCAACTTCCCAATCAAGAACCTTACCTACCTTTGTTTCTGGTGATATGTTCAGAGACATAATAATGGATGGATATAGTGAAGTTAAATCCAAATCATATATCCAACGATATAATCCAGGTTTAGGTTCTTTTACATATGCTCCAGTAAACTTATCTGGTTTTCCACCAACCTCTTCTAAGGAACGATGTTGTTTATTAGTAGAAACTACACCAAGTCTCTTTGTGTAGGTCAATATCGCTCCCTCAAGGAATCTTGATGAAAAGAATACATCCTCATAAGGAACATGACCTTTGTGACAAATACCACGAACCAAATCTAAGAACTTTAATTTCTCATCAAGAGCAACAACAATCTTAACATCGTTTAAGTTGTATTCAATAAACTTCTCAATATCATTTTCAAACAAATCATCAAGGTTACCTTGGTATTCAATTTTACCCATGCCAACTTCAAGTTTACCAATAGCATCAAGTCTATAAGATGATTGTTCTTTAAATGTAAATTTTCTATATAGAGCAAGATAGTCAAGAACAGAAACACCTGCTATCTTATATCTACCTCTGAATTGATTCCATTGAACATCTTGAATAGGACTTAATAGTTTTGCCGTATCTACATCTTTAACACGAGTGATTCTGTTATATAAATAAGGAACATCAAAGAACTCCACATTCCAACCAGTTAATATGGTTGGGTCATACTCTCTATATCTCTTTAAGAATGCGTTAATCAACTCTGACTCTGTTCCAAATCTGAACACTTTACATTCGTCTGTTTCATAATCATCAACTCTTAATTGTTCGTCAAGAACTAAAACGACATATTTGTCTGTATCACTTAGATGATACGCGATTGATGTTATCTTGTTTGCTGCTTTCTCTGGTTCAGGGAATCCATCAATAACTTCTACCTCAATATCAAATGTCATTATCCTATGTCCAGTTGAGATATCATCACTATCAGTATATGTGTCAATCAAGATTCTTGCTTCTGGGTTTACATCATGTTCGTATATGATACCTGCTTTCTCGTCTTGGTCACTCCATTGATTAGTCTTCTTCACTCTCTTACCATCTAAAGCAACCATATCACCATATGGGTCACTAATGTAAGCATACTTTTTCATATGATACTTTATGTATCCCTTTTCGTCATCCCAAAGATGAACTGTATTTTTGTTTTTCTGATACCAAATATTCTGATACATAGTCTACCAGAATTTATTTTCTTTGATTGTGAAATTTGGGTCTTTCATACTTCCCTTATCTTTGAATACCTCATCCGTTTTTTCAAGGATTGGCATGTTATCTATGATATGTTGAACCTTATCTCGGTTCTTTTCTGGAATAGTGAACCTTGTGTACTCACTTGTAGGGTCATCTACTGCACCATGTGACAATACCCATAACCTAATCTTTTCCCATGTGTTAGATAAATATAACTTAGGATGTGTATTAAACAATAAATTTTTCTTATATCCATTGTCTTGCATTGTGTGCCATAACCATTGTATTGCTTTTCTTGGAATCCTAACTACTTTCTTCTTAGGAGAGTTTTGAACCGCATCTGTAAGTGTATCAACAAAGTTCTTTTTAAACACCTCATCATGTGGTGGTAGTTTCCAATCAAATTTTTCTGGTAGATTCTCTAACATACTTTCAAACTCTTCTGGTGTCTTGAAGTAATATGGATAATCTGGTCCAAGTACATACTCATGTGTTGGATGGTCAAGTACCATTGCTGGTTTACCCATCTTCAAAGAGTCTTGTACAGATAAGTTCCAAGTCATATAGTCATCTACAAAACATAATGTTGCGTGACAATTCTGTAACAAATATTTATAGTTTGCTCCAGATGGTAAGTTCTGTACCCTCATCCATTTTGGTGCTGGTGTCTTAATCATACCACCACTCTTTTGGTCTCCTGCTGCTTCATCTGTAACCCAAACAAGATACTTGTCTCTATCTAAGTTCTCTGTAAACTTTATCAGTTTCTTTATACCAGTAGTGTTATTCCATCTGTGATTAAATAGTAAAATCTTTTTGTCTGTTGTAAATGGAAATTCTTTTGCTCCATCTGGTTTTATATCAGACTCAAGTGGCATGTATACTAACTTATCTTCTGTAGTATCTTTATCAAGTGTCATCGTATGTGACTTCTTATCCCAATTCATACCTAAATAATTTATAGTCTCTGGACAATGGACAAAAGACTTGTAACTTAAATTGATTGACTCAAGTTGTCTGAAGAAACCATCTGGCCATCCAGAAGTAGGACGACTCTTCGGACTATCACACCAGTGAAAGAAAGGAAACGAGTCAACTGTAGTTCCATATCTGTCTGTTAACATAGCATTATAAACATTGTATAACAACTCTGGTTGATGTGTAATAATAAAATCTATATCTGTCTTTGAAAAATCAATCGTGTCTAAAAACTTCTTTGAATTGAAATAACCACGATTAAATAAAACACTACCTGCGTAATCAAATGGAAGTAATGTAACATTCTCCCAAGTATTTTCAAGTGTATTGTGAGGTGGGACTAATGCAGTATGATGACACATTGGTAACCAATTGATTGTCTTTTCCATCACTTTCCAGTTTGAATCTCCATGATGTAACCACTTTGTAGACTTCCATCTAACTGGAGACATCACATGAAGAACTCTTCTTCCAAATAGGGGATGGTCTCCCCACTCTTCATATAACTTGTTAAATCCCATTTTAAATCCTTAATATCTTTGTTAAATATACAACCATTTTCGTATATAAGTCAAGGAAAAAATGGGGGGATTAATATCCCCCCAAATTGACCTTTTAGAAATTAACACTAAGTCCTAAGTTGAAACTTCTTGGTGTACCAAGAAATACTTCAGCGTTATGAGCAGCGTGAACTTTGTCACCATACCCATTGTACTTAGAGTTATCTACTGCATCTTGGACATAGATGTCATCAAGTGCATTAAACAAATGACCATGTAAGGTCATATCAAGTCCTGCAACCTCAGGTAACTTGTAAGACAAGTGTAAGTCTAACTTACCATAAGATGGAGATTTCCATACTTGTGCTCTATCTGCGTCACCTTCAACTTCACGACTATCTGGACTCCAATCAGCATAGTGATTGTCGTACCATCTGTATAGACCTTGAATCCTTAAACCATCTAATGGTTTTAGTGTAAGACCACCAACATATGATGTTTGTGGCATATCACCAACTTTTAGATTGTTTAATGCGTATTCATACTCTGTAGAAGTTTGACCAATGATTTGGTTATCATCATTGTACTCCATTTCGGTGTAGTCGCCTTTTGCGTCTCCATCAAAATACCAATCTCCGATACTAACTGCTAAGTCTAATTCAACCATATCGGTTAAAGCGACTTTAGATTCAATCTCTACACCTGAGTGTGATTGATTTACACCAGTTAAGTAAATGATATCAGTATCACCAGAGTCTCCTTGACCAGTCGTTACAGACTTGGTAAGGTTTCTATCTTTCCATTGAGTGTTATAATAACTACCCTTAATAGAAACCAACTCACTTCCATATTCTCCACCTACTTCAAACGATGTGAATTTCTCATTATCTGGATTCTGTGAAACATTTCCATCATAATCAATCACATTGTCTAAGATTGGTGGTTTTTGGACATAACCAAGATTAGCAAAAGCCGATAGTCTGTCATCAAGATTATATCTACCACCACCTTTAACTTGGAAAGTAGTAATAGCATCTGCTTCTACAAGTTCTTTTTCAACAGAGAAATGGTCTTTGTAAGTATATCCGATGGTTGAAATACCACCCATACCATAAAGATTAATCTTCTCTGTATCGTATTGACCTTGTAAGAAAGCACCAAACCAATCAACTGTAGTTTCGTTGTGATATGCAATAATGTCACCTAACTCTACCATTTTACCATCAGGTGCATTATCATCAGCGTAGTCCACATAGTAGTCTCCACCGAGTAAATCACGAACTTCTCTTGCGTGTTCAATACCTGCAGTTCTCCAATCAATACCAATCTGAACTTCAAGTTCGTCTGATACATCATAGTTCAACTTTGAAATTAAACCATAAGTGTTTTGTCTATTGATTGAGTTTCTAAGGATACCTGTAGAACGATTTCTGTCTGTAGAGAAAGAAGAATCTATATTATTAGAGTTCTCTTCAATCTCTCCATCCCAGTCCCACATCCAAGGGGAACTTGCGTACCAAGGATTTCCTTCTATCGCGGGTTGTCTCTTTACGCTACCATAAGTTCCTGTACCACCACCAGAACCTCCGCTCCAATAGAGTACTGAACTTAACTTCATCTCGTCATTTATATCATAGAAATGATTTAAATTAACAAGAGGTTTATGAAAGAAGTTTTCTCTTTCATTTAACAGATTAGGATTGTGCCTATCTGTTGTTCTTGCTCCATACATATACCAGTATTGTTTACCTTTATATGATGGGTCAACTGGTGCCCAGTTTTGGTTATAGAACCTACCAGCTTCATATTCAAACTTCTCTCCTTCAACATAAGCAGAATCATTGTATCCGTCAATACTACCTGCTAACTCTTGAGAGTAAGTTGCTATGTTCTGTTTGTATAGGTTCTGACCATGTCTTTGTGGTGCACCTATTGCATATAACTCAAACCTCTGCTTGTCACTTTGTGCATAACTCGCTCCTGCGTAGTATGCCCATGCGTCTGTCCAGGTTCCGTCAATCAAACCATCACCAGTTTTACGAACAATAGTACCACTAAGTGCTAACTTATCGTTTATTAAACCAGAGTTGTAGTTAAGAGTGGTTTTTAAGAAACCATTCACTCCTACTTCTTGTTTGAATTTACCACCCTTCTCTTGTGCTGCTGGGTCTGTTATTATGTTCATTGTTCCACCGATAGATGGTGTTGCAAGATTAACAGCCGATAGACCTCTTTGCATCTGAATTGAGGAAGTAGCATCTCCTACTCCATCCCAATTAGACCAATAGACCCATCCGTTCTCCATGTCATTTTGGGGAACTCCGTTAATCATAACCGCAACATTTCTTTGGTTGAAACCACGAACATTGATACGGGCATCTCCTGCACCGCCACCTTGACCGGTCGCGTATACACTTGGTGTCGTATTCAGAATCATTGGAATATCTTGAGAACCAAGTCGGATTTCCATTTCTTCTTTTGTGACATTAGTGTATGCAACGGGGGTCGTCTCATCTGCTCTTGAAGCAAGAACCTCAAGTGCCGATAGTGCCACAACATCAGTTGCTAATGCAAAACTGACACTTGACACGATGTCCCCTACACTAATTGTCTTAGTATGAGAGACATAACCAATGAATGAAGCAGTAATGTCGTAAGTACCTGCACCAGTTTCAATGGTGAATTTTCCTTCACCATCAGTAACTCCACCGAGTTCAGTACCTTCAACGATTACATTTGCTCCAACAAGTGGTTCTGAGTTCACATCTGTTACAACTCCAACTACTGATTGTGCAATCAGACCAGTTGTCATCATAAGTAATGTGATTAGATTACGAATGTTCATAATCGTTCTCCTATCATTGTTGTTATGAAATAGACACATTTTTCTACAGGTGTGTCATCTGCCTGTCCGCTTTTAGTAAGTTTAATTTGCATAATCCTGGTCATCGTTATCACCAGTCATAGGTACAATCTCACATGAATCATTATTACAGAATTTATCTACATCTGCTTCTTCATGTTTAATAACACCAAATGAAAGTTTACCGAGTTTCTTAACTTGTTTACCATATTCTTTTTCGTCTATTGCTTCATAAGGCATCTGTGGATATGCACCCCAATCGTGTCTTGGTAATAATGAAATACCTTTTAGATGATATTGAAAGTAATTCAATACTTGTGGGATTTGACCACCCTCATTTTCAGGGTCAAAAGTTACGGTACAACTTACTTGATTGTCTGCCCAATGTCGTTGCATAAAAGCTGCTAAAGAGAATTGTTCCCATATGGATAATTCTCCCACAGTGCGTATTCCCTCTCCAACATCTACTGGAACCTCAACAACCATAGTTGTATCTTCTGAACCGAAAGCAGGTTCTATTTTATATTTTGCTTTCTTTAATGGTTCTAATAACTCTGAATGTTTTGATAACCTTATTCTTCTAATGTACAAACGACTCTCAGGGTAATGTAATCCTGGAGTCGCTCCTGCTAATAGTGAAACAGTGCCACTTGGTTTCACAGAGGTTGTCTTAATTGACTTAGGTACTGCTAACCAATCAGAATAGATTTTATCCCATTCTTGAATAGTAGTGTAACCATCTTCTAACCAAGTTCTTAAATCTTCCATACCATTTTTTGTAATGAATTGTGCGACACCACTAACAGAACATCCAATTCTTCTATTTCTTAACATCACACGATTTGTATCTGACCAATGAGTCTTACCAAGTGTTACCGTTTTTGCATAGAGATAAGCGTATTTTAGTGTTTTCATATAGTCTTCTAATGATTCATGATTAGCAGGAAATGTTTCTACGAGACAACATAACTCATATGATTCCAGAGATTGTTCCAAACAAGGATTACCACCTGCTACTCTGTGGTCTTTCCAATCTCCACCATTCTTCATACGAGAATACTTCTTCATATTGTCTAACCATGCTAAACCTGGTTCACCATTATCTACAATTCTTTTTGCTACATCTGTGTAATCCATACCCAACTCTGCGAATATACTATTATTACTTGTCCAACCATATTGGTCTCTATGTGGATTCACTTTGTAGTTTTTCAAATCTAAATACTCATCTGAGTGTGGGTCTCCAAATACAATTTCAGCAGTTCTTCTAACATTACCTGCTACAACACACTTACCAATGAGATTCATTATGTCTACGATTGTTGTTATTGTAATTGGTTTACCACTATTCTTATCAAGAACCTTTCTAATTGCTTCGTGTACTTCTTGTAGTGGTTCATGTCCACTTGATACACCACCGAAACCACTTATTGGTTCTCCTGCTGGTCTTATTTTTGTGTAATCAAACTCTACTGGAGCAGTACCATGAAAGTAACTCTCTAACAACATACCAAGAGATTCAACCCATCCCTCTCTCGTATCTGGTATCTCAAATACTTGTTCGTCTCTATCTTTCTTTATACCTTTCACTATTATCTGTCCAGCACCTTTAGTATCAAAACCAACACCAACACCCAACATACTTGCGTCCATTAGAAATGTAAATGGTTTTGAATAGTCATCTTTTAGTGTTTCTGTTGATACAAATGCACAATTGTTTAGGGCAGCATATAAACCTTTTTCTTCTGTGATTGGTGTTCCCATTGCCCACAAACCACGACCTGGAGGCAAGAACTTCATATTAAAAATTCGGTCATACATTTCTTGTGCCGATTTCTGTGCCTGCCAAGGATTCCACCCTAATTGATGTGAGTCAATCCATTCTTTTTGCATGGAGTAAGTTCCCTCAACGACTCGTTTTATGGTCTCCCACCATCTTTCATTTTTTCCATCTTCTTTAATTCTTGAATAGGTTCTCATGTAAACTAATTCACCTAATCCATTAAAACCAAATGGTGGTTTTTTTCTTTTATACTTGTCTATAAAATTGTCTGATAATGTAAACTTCTCCATCTTCAAATTTCTCCGTAAAATTTTTTTAAAATATTATTGTGTCCTACTTTAATTAGTTTTATATTCATATATTTCGGTAAACTATTTACCCCATTGAACTGAATTTTTTTGCTAATTCTTTTCTAACGAACTCCGAACCTTGATTCATCTTACCTTGTTGTTCTTGTCCACCATGTGAACTCTCTTCATAGATGAATATCTGACCATTAGAGGTATCCATCTTACAAGGTAAAGTCATACCATCTGGTCCAAAACGATTCTTGATTATATGCCATCTACCAGTTCCAGAAATCTTATCATTGACTTTACGACTCAAACTCATCACAAAGTCTGCTGTCATTACTTTACTATATGCCTCTGCTACTTTAGAAGCATCAATAACATCTTCTTCTAATGATGAACGATTTGCTTGAGAAGCAGTCCATATTGGTATTTCATATGTTCCTGCCAAACCTCTTAAATCTTCATAGATGTTACCGAGTGCGTGTCTGTGTTCTTTAGAAGAGGATATATCCCTAAGTAAATCTGCATAATCAACGATTACCATATCTGGTTCATAACCTGCTAATATTGTTTTCTCAATATGTGCTGATAGAGAATTTACAGTTGCCGTTCTTGTTGGAAAATATTTTATGACTAAATTACCTGGTAGGTTTTTAATCTTTTTTTCTATTTGTTCTTTTTCCCATTTCAAGTTTTGCATTGCTATCTCAGTAAAAGATGCATCATATCTCAACCCAACATAAGACTCGTTTAACTCTAACGAGTAATGAATGACATTCAACTTTTTCTTAACTGCTGCTGCACCTAATACGACAAGTCCCCAAGACTTACCAATACCAGCAGGTGCTACTACCACTCCAAGTTCTCCTGCTGCTAAACCACCACCTGTCAATTCATTTACTGCGTCCCAACCAGTTGGTACACACTTTCTTGCTGATTCTTCAAAACGAGTTTCAATATCAATCTTGTAGTCATGTCCTATATCTCTTTCAGTACCTGCTTTCATTGCGTCATCTACCAACTTCTTAATACCATCATAATTACCATTACCAAGTAAGTCAACTGATTGTAATATCGCATTCTTAAGATTCTGATTTCTACAGAAGTCAATACATTTTTCTTTAACAAATTCTAAATCATCTGCACTAACATACTGAGTTGCTTTCTTTAGGTTTTCAACTACACCTACTTTCAAAATATCATTGTCAATTTCAGATAATGCTACTTTTATTGCATCCATAGTTGGAACTTTTTTGTACTTTGTAAAGTATGTCTTTATCATATCAACAATCCACCTATCCGAATCAGATTCAAAATATTTTGTTTCCAGAATATCCATAATCTGTTGGATGAATAGTTTGTCTTTGATTAAACAGACAATTGTTTTTGATTGAAATGCTTTTCCGTAATTAGTAAAAGTTTCTACTTGACTCATTTAGAACTCAAAAATGCTTGTAATGTTGTGAATGAAGACCTAATCCAATAATCAAGATTCTTAAATGCTCCAAACATTTTATCTTCCAAAAGCATCTGATTAATACTACCCCTACGAAGACCACAATCATTAGAATCCATTATACTTCTAATTTTAGATTTTGCAGTTGTTGGAATATCAACATCTAATAATTGCATAAGTTCATAATTTCTGTGTAGTTTATCACTCTCATTAGATATGTTTTCTAAAACCTTTGCTTCTGATTTATGTTCGTCTGAATATTTAAGAACATCTTCTATATTAACTATCTCTTCTTCAAACAAAAGAGGTAATTTTTTTTGAAGAGTTTTAAATCCACAACCCTTTACTCCATCTATGTCATCAGATTTGTCCCCATCCATTGTTCTGTAAATCAAATAGTTTTTTGGAGACATACCAAATTCGTGTTCAACCCATTTCTCATCTTGTGTCATTTTTTTAATAGGATTCCATATTGTAATTTTATCATCAATTAGTTGGATGAAATCTCTATCACTTGAGTATATTACCTTTTCAGAATCTGGATATAAATTAGAACATACATAACCTATCACATCATCTGCTTCCATACCATCAAACATCATAGTTTTGATAGGAAGTGCTTCTAAGTATTCAAAGAGTCTAACAATTTGTCGTTTCATTGCTTCCTCTTCGTTTATACCATCATGAAAATCAGTTCTATTTAATCTACGATGTACTTTTCTGTTTGCTTTGTAGGTAGGAAATAATTTTCTTCTTTTAGTAGAACCACCTTTACCATCAAAAACAACGACACAAGCAGTTGGTGTCGTTGTTCTGATTGCTAATGCGATTGATTTGAGAGAACCTGCTAAACCACCAACATGAACACCATCGTCATTTGTGGTTGGATTAACAGAGAAGTTTCTGATAAAAGTATTTAGTCCATCTATTAAAAGTATTCTATCGTTCTTATCTGAAAACTTTGATTGATGTTCTTTTTCTTCTACGAGGTCATTGAACATTTCCAAATAGTTCTTTGGCATATTCTATTCCTCTACTTCGTTATCATATTCTACATTCTCTCCAATGGTGTAATCTGGTTTCTCTTTATACTTCATGATAAGTTTTTCACATATCAAATCATACAGATAATCCCTTATACCATCTCTGTTTAAAACTTCTTCAAAGTCTTTTGCTTGAAACTTGATATCTTCATCATTATATTTCAATGTATACCATGCTCCTCCAGACTTGACAAGTTTATAGTTCTTAAGAACCTTTAATATACTACCAACATCATCAATACCAGAGTCAAAGTAGATATCAAAGTCTGCGTGTCTCATTGGAGGCCCCATCCTATTCTTTACTACTTGACATTTGGTTTTGATACCAATTGTTTGGTCTTGTCCAGAAACTTTTTGTTTTATCTGACCAAGGTTCTTTAGTCTCAACCGAACAGAAGAGTGGAATGCTAAAGCCTTCCCCCCACTTGTAGTCCAAGGGTCTCCAAACATAACACCCATCTTCTGTCTAAGTTGATTTGTGAACAAGAGACATATATTTTCACGACTTATGAGATTAGTTATTTTTCTCATTGCCTTTGAGATGACTATTGCTTTAGTTGTTGCGTATCCATCTTTATCAAAGTCTGTTTGCATTTCTACTTTAGTTGATGCGGCAGCTACTGAATCAACCACAATTGTAACCAACCTATCTTTATCTGAACTACGAATCGTATCTATAATATGCTC